CCTAAATTATTTATATATAAATAATTTAGGGCTTTGCGTGTATATATAATACTCATAAACGCCGAGTCTTTGGCGAGAGCTTATTTGGGGGAGGGTAGGTCAAGTACTTCCGTGTATTCTTTGTATGAGATTTCGATCCACCCTATTTCAAAGTCAACCCATCTTTTTTGGACTTCCAAGTGAGCTATTTGTTTGTCCTCTGCCATTAAAGAATCTAAAAAGGCTTTTTGTAAGTTGTCTATGTCTGGTTTGGATTGGTGGAATCTGCCGTGATGTAGTTTCTTTTTTTTCTTAGACCAAGAGGGTGGGACTGGTATAAAGAAGGTTATAGAAGCACCAACCGGTGGGAGAACAAATCTTTTTGACTTAGCTTCTGCGCATAGATCCACTTTGTACTTGTTGTACTTTTCTAGTCTTATTAATCTACTTAACCCGGATGGGCGTAATTTTTCTCTAGGTATCCTGAAAAATATTGAATCACCCTGAGTTGCCCTTACGTGAGTTTGGGGTGTTATATTAAGGATTACTTTTTTCATAAACCCCTCCTGCGTGTTGAACTGCTGGTTTCTGTTTTGCGATCTGTCTTTCTAAAATGTCCTCTACTGTTTTGCTTAATGACCATTTTTTCTTTTTGGCTAGAAGTTGTAATTTAATGTAACTTTCTTCTGAAAGGCTAATTGTAATTCTTTTTTTCATTATGATGCAGTTTGATGCAATATACATCATATTGTAACATTTACCAAATAAGTTTACAATTAGAAAACTTTGTACAAAATTATGTACATAAAAAACCTCCTTTTAGGGGAGGCTACTTGGGGGAAGTAAATATATTATCGTTTATTTTTTCTTATGTCTGTTTGCAAATGCTCTTGCGGCGGCAACAGAACCGAATCCCCACGCTTTTAGTGCTAATGCTTTTCTCGTTGGTTCGCCATTTGGCTTTTTCATATCTCCTTTCATGCCTGCGAATCTAGCTGCGAATGATACACGTCTTGGATTAACTCCAGACTTAACTGGTGCTTTTAAATTACCACCCGTTTCTCTGTTATAGGAAGCCCTTCCTTTGGCGTTTAATCCGCCTTCTGGGTTCTTACCTTCAGATCTTGTCCAAGCTGGTGTTTTGTGCCTCATTTCTTTTTTTCTTTTGCTTTAATTTTTCTTTCTTGCTCAAGCATTTCTGGTGTAGGTTTCTTACCTGATCCTGCTTTTGCTCGAATGTTATTCCAAAGACTATTGGCAACTCCTAGTTTGTTTAGTTTTCCTTTCATTTTACATTTTTTGACTAGAATGTTTTTTTGTCCCTGCTATGGCTGATTTAAGATTTAATAATCTTTTATTACTGTTGACTCTCCTGTCTTTGGATTAAACTTAGATTTAATAATTTCTTTTTTACCTTCCTCTTGTCCTTTTTTTCTTCTGTATATATCTCCATAATTATCTACATAGGTATCAAAATCAAACAATTCAGGTTTCTCTTGCATAAGCCTTTCTAAATAACTTGCAGCATATCCGCCAAGAGCAAATTTCTTATAATCTTCTTTTCTAACTGGTGCGATTTTACCTGTTCTTTTGCTATATACTCCTCCAAATGTATCAGGGTTTCTTGGTTCTGCACCTCTATATCCTAAAACTTCACCACCAGGAACCCAGAACGTAGGATTAAAATAACCGCCCTCTCTTATCCATTCTTCACTTGGAGGCGGAGGCGGAGGTGAAGGAGCTTTGGTTTTTTGCTTATCAACCTCTTTAATAGACTTCATTATTTCAAATGTTCTAGCCCCTAAGATATTATCAGCAAGAGTGCCTGCTTTTGGCATGCCATACTTTTGCATCATATTTTTTATAATATTTTGTCCTTCTGGAGTTGATTGCAAATAGTTTAATTGAGCTTGTTGAAACTCTTTATTTGATGTAGTTGGAAAATTATATTTATTAGCATACTCAATTAAATCATCTTCAGATAAACCAGATTCAACAAAAGCATTGCTCATTCCTGTAGGAGTTTTTTCAATTCCGCCTCCATATACAGAAAGTCCTGTATTTTTTACTTTTTTAGATTTATTTTTGCCCGGCCCTTCTTGGATAAAATCCACAGGCGTATTCATTATGCCTATTTTTTTCATTGTTTTGGTATTATTGCTTTAACTGAATATAAACACTAAATTAATAAACTTATGGGATATCAGAAATTTTTATTTCTACCCCCGAAAGCATGGCATCTATGGTAGCCTCAATTATGTCCCTTTGTTGTGGGTTCAATAGGGCTACTTTTTCGCTTATGGCTGGGATAGCAAATACATCGCTTTCAATTTCAGCCTTGAATCCTTCTCTTACGGCCTGCGTCAAGTGTGGGTAGGCAAGCAAATCTTTGAATATCCAGTTTATTCTGTCTATATATGTTTTGAATAGTCTTGATCCCATGGCCTCTGGGAACTCTCGTCTAAAATCCTCGAAATGTTCTCTAGCCATTTTTAAGTGGTGTACCGAACTTACCACATTAGATCCTCTCATTGTTAAAGTTTTTGTGGGTGTTTTCTATCATACTTAGGTATGCTCTTGCTTTTTCCACCTTGTCTTGGATTAGTTGAATGTCCTCCTCGTTTCTTTGTACTGGAAAGATAAGTATTCTTTCTTTTATATCAATGTCATCAAACATCATGTTTAATTCCAATTTAGAAGCCTCTAGGACGTACTCAGGGCTTTCTTCTGATATAACATCCATTCTGTAGAGTAATGACTTCTTTTCCTGCTCTATGATGCCAAACGGGGTGTTTACAAGGCAATATGCAATTGACGATTCAACCGCGCCTGTTAGCCACATGTATGACTGCAATTGCCAATAGTACAAATCCTTTAGCTTTTCTGGTAAATTTCCTAAAAATGTAAACAAGTCGTAACTTGATTTCACATCCCATATCTTCAATCCACTTTCGCTTAGATCCAAAATATCTGGATGCCCTGTGATATAATCGTTAGTGAATCGTTCTGTGTTCTTGCTAAATGTATTGCCCATGTATTCCGAAAGCAATGCGATCGAATCATCTTCTACTTGGATTCCTTTTTTCATTTGCTTGGTCTGTACGTCTTTCCTGCGTCCGTACTTTTCTGCAATGTAAATTTCAAGCAAGTGTGTCTTTGCTGTTTTGGATAAGTTACCTGCGTCCTTGTCTGCTTTGGCTTGTGGTTCCGTCATCAAGTACCCAACAGAGCTGGATCTAATTAAAGTTTTGTTAAAATTCACTTGAAAGATTTTAGTTTTTTGTCGTAATACATTTTTAGTTCTGGTTTGTTTTTGGACATAAATTCAAAAGCCTTTAGTTCGCCTTCGTTTTTACAAGCGTCAATAAAGCTCATTGTTCTCTCAATCAGCGTTTGGGGAGATTGTGTCTTAATCAATTCTACTGGTTCTTCTTCATGTTGCAAAGCCTGAACTTTTTGATTGGTAAGATGGCACTCCTCTACGAATTGTTTTGCGAGATCAATGGCCTTATTTGCGCTTTCACCTTGCTCCAATGCAATCTCGACACCAATTCTTTCTGATTGGTAATTGCCAAGATTGAATGTTTTTTGATAGTTAATTGTTCTGATTTCCATTTTAGTTGAAGCCTTTTAATTATTTAACCCTAGTTACATAAGTGATTCCATTAGTGTGCTTAATCTTGAAGATCTTAGCTTGATGTTCCTGTGTTTTTTTAAGATGGGATATCATTACGGCCACCGATGTAACCGGGTTATTAAAGGAAATTGTTTTATCCACTTCTAGTACGCCGGTCTTACTGGCAACTGAATCTGGATTTGGTAGTCTTGCCATATTCTATATTTTTATCAAAGTTAAATTTAATTATTTAATTAAAAAAATAAATTTAATATTTTTTTTCTACTATCTTTGCCATGTTAATGGTTTAGTACGGACAACTGATCCCCCCGGTACCTTTTTAGGCGGCCGGGTTTTTTATTTTCCAAATCCTCTGAAAACCAAGCCACATCTATAATAACTCGCGTAAGCGAAAAATTTAAAACTCAATCACTTAGAGGGAGAGGGGGTAACGTAACGAAACAGGGTGTAGTCAACCGCAAGGGGGAACGGGCAAAGTGGTGGTACGGGGGTTCGGTTTTTGGTTTTGGGTTTTGGTTATGGGTACGGGCAATTGCTTGGTGTATATGGGTTGTAGGGTGGTTTAGTGGTTGCAATGTGGTCAGGTCAGGCAGTTGTATGTATGTGGTTAGGGGGATGTGTTGGTATTGGT